ATTTGTTAGCCGTGTTGGCAGCTGATAATCCGACGGTCATACCGTTTCCTCATTCTCGATAGTTTGTGCAGGGATGACATCCATCGAAGCCTCGGCAACGATGGATGCGATAACTTGAAATTCGTTTGGGTCAGACATTTTTCAAACCTTCCCGCTGTAAGCGATACTGTTCAGCCGTCAGCACGACGGACTTGTGGTGGCCGATCTCAACACCGGTGTGAACAAACACCGGGAATCCAGCCAGCTGTACACGCAGACAAAAGGTGACATCCTCACCCACGGGTGTTGGCCCCATCTTGTACAACTCCCCAGAGGTTTCTTCAAACCATGGAAAGGTTTTAGAGAAAGCCTTCGCCTCAACCGCGACCAACACATCCCGGTGAATCAGAAGGAACGCCGCACCAGTGCCCCCGACTTGGAACATGGCATTGTCAGGGAACTCGTCGTAGCGGTACGTTTTCAAAACCCCATCATCATCGGGGCGGAAGTCATAAAGCGTGGGGAATAAAACCCCGTCATGGGTACCAAAGCACAAGCCGCCAACCACTGGGGCTTTGTCCTTTGAGGCCACATCGAGCAAAGCATCCACCGTGTCCGGGGTGAAGTTCATGTCCGCGTCAATCATCAACAACCATTCAGCCGTTGACTGTTCTAGGAACTGTTTAACGATCCCATTGCGGGCATTGGAAATGTTCGCCGACGAATACCGGGTCACCCGTCCACCACCATTGACGATGCGTTGTTTGCCGTTGAAGTCAGCGACCAACAAGTTCATCATCGAGTTGTGGAAGTAGGTGGACACCTCGGTGGGGTGAACATAACCAAGAACAAGTTTTCCGTTTCCCATTGATCCCATCCCTTGAGAAATGGTGAACGGGGCCACACTTTGTGGGCGTGACCCCGTTCAACCAAAATCGCGCGACTCACTCGCGCACGTTTCAGAGCTTCAGGACGCGGAATGCTCCAGCGTTCGTGACATCTGAACCAACACGCCAGTGGGCAATCCACCCACGTTGACCAGTTGGGCGACCAGTGGCCGTGTCAAATACCTGAGGCACATACTCCAACGACATTCCAATTCTGTCATAAATAACAAATTGGCTGAAATCACCTGCGAGCAGGATGTTTGAACCGGTGGTGACGGTCGAAACCACTGAGGAAGCTTCATACACCGGGCGACCCAAAAGGGTGCTAGGCAGTGAGGCATCCAACGTGGCCCAGAAAGACGAACCAGCAGCTGCTGGGGACATCTGGCGGATCGTGTTCAGGGTCGCGTAGTTGGCAACCCATGAAGCGTTCGAACGGTTACGTGCAGGCACCCCAGAAATCACGTTGTACACATCAGCAACCGAAGCGGTGCCGAAGGTTCCACCAGTGGTGGGTGCGATGCGTGAAGTGGTGATAGCGGTCGTGCTGGTGACGATACCGAATGGCTGACCCGAACCTGTGCCGGTGGCGAATGCCGCGGCCTCAAGGCGGTCCTTGGCGTCAGCAATCAACGCAGGAAGGTCAGAAGCCAAGTTGGTGTCTTCCAGAACTTCATACGAACCCAGGACGTAAGCGTCAGCAAGGTAGGCAGTGATCGATGGTTGACCAACGGTTGGTGAAGCGTCAGCAGCTGCTGAACCTTCAGTCTTCCATTCGGCGGTCACACCAGCGGAAGTAAGACCATTCCACTTGTTGGATGTTCCCTGAACCACGCGCGAGATTTGACGGAACGGGTTGGCAGAGCCAGCGTTGGTCAAGATCACGGTTGGGTCAAGCAGGAATGGGATTGCGTATCCACCATTGGCGCCAGTGGTGCTCAATGCGGTACGGAATGCAGACGCTTCCTCAGGGGACAGTTCAGCGTTGAAACCGTCAGGGTTACGCAGTGCCTTTGTGAAGGCGGCGCGGTATTCAGGCGAACCGGTCAACAAAGCCTGACGAGCAACAGCCGGGCTGTTCTCGGCACGCAACGTGGCCTGCTCACGGGCTTCATCGGAAGCCTTTGAGTCTTCAATGCCGTTCAAGGCACGGGCAACAAGGTCCTCATCCGAAATCATTCCGGAGCGGACAGCGTCAAGGTTCTCAAAAGCGGAACGCTTAATGATGACGTTCGGGGCAGAGAAGCCGGACTCAACATTGGTGGACTCAAAGCTGGCAGACTTAATGTCAGCAATCTTGGAGGCACGGGCAGCGTCAGCCTTCAACGAATCAAACTGGTCAATCGCAACCGAGAGGCGCGTTGCGTCATCCTCGGTTGGGCTTTCAATAGCGTCGAGCGTGGCGATCTCGGAGCGCAAAGTCTCCAACTCACCATTCAACGACTCAAGAGACTTACTCATGCGAGTGGTCCCCCTTCTGCGCGGGCACGGAGCCGAGCGCGGTTGAATTGGAATCGGGCTGAGTGATCATCGATCGGCTCACCGGTACCGGCCTCAGTTGAGGTGGTGCGTGCGCTGGCGACCTCATCGAGGCGCACAGCGAGATGTTGCAGACGTGTCAAATAGTTTGAACGTCCGGGATCTGGGTCAGGGTTCTCCACCCCAAGGATGTCCGCAATGATCATTTGCGCTTGATCAAGCGCGTCATCGGTTGCGCACAAAGCGTCAACGATTGGGTCCAATGCGGCGTCACCGGCAGCAAGATTCGCCAACGTCATTTCAAGCAACGCGGTTTGCGTTGGGGACAAAGTCAAACCAGCATCCATGGCGGCGCGAACACCAACAATGGCGGCCTGTGGGTAAGCCGCGAAAACAGCGGGACCGTATTCCTTCATAGCAATTTCCGTTCGGGTAACGACAGTAAGGTCACCGTTCTTGTCAGCACGGAAACCACCGCGGGGAGTGGACTTGTCAGACTTGATGAACCGACCTTGGAACGACTGGGCCGTGATGGAACCAGCGCGGATCGCTTCCAAAGCTTCATCAGCAAGCGGGGTCATGTTGTAGCGCGTAACCGTGAACAAACCACGGGCATCAGCGCGAACCTCAACAGGTGTGCCAATGGGCATCGACCCACGATCAGAAGGGGTGCCATAGATGGTCATTCCGTGATTGAACAAAACACCAAAGTTTGTTCCACGCTCCATCAGCGTTTTGTCAAAAGCCGTTGGCGCGATGCGCTCGACGTAATCACCCTGCTGGTCGGAGATGGGAACCTCGGTGTTAAACACTGCGGCGTAAGCCTCAACAGTTCGACCATCCCCACCGGAGCGGATCGCAATGTCCTCCAGCGGGAACGAACGCATGAAGTCGTTCATTTAGTTGGAACCTTTCCATCAGGGTAGAGCGCGGTTGGGATCGCGCCTGAGTGTTGGAGCAAGGCAAAGTCGTCAGCGATAACCGCGGCTGTCACCGTGTCTGGTGTGTAGCCAGCGCGGATCAACTCACCCATTGCCACGGCGCGGGTACGACCGGCGTCAGCGCGCTGGGTCTCTGCCTCTTGCAGGGCCGCGATGTCGGAAGTGTCAAACCACAACGTTGCACCATCGGGAAGATTCACCAATGGGGCTAGTGCGCTACATACTGAACGCCAGTGCGAGCGCATAAAGAATGAACCAAAGGAACGCATCGCGGAGGCGTAGTTGGAATACGTTGACGCATCCAAGCCAGACTGCAGCCCAGCGATGATCGGTGGAACGGAAGCGGCAGCGGCGATACGAGTCTCACCAGCAGCCTGAATGTTTGCAAACTGCATCTGCTCAAAGGTGTTACCCACCACAGTCAAGTCAGCACCCTCATCGAGGACCATGGTCTTAGCACCAGTGGCCCCGCCATAACGGGCATCAAAGCGCTCACGCAAAGTGTTCACGGTTTCCGGCGACAGCTGGCGTTGATACTTGATAACAAGGTTCGGGGTTGCGGCGTTTTCAAAAAACTTAGTTTTGTGCGAGGTCATGGAAAGGTCGTTGTTCACATCGCGCACAATCGGGGTCAGCCAACTCATCCCACGAAAGTCAAACAGCGGGTCAGGGATCGGCGCCCAGTGAGCGACTTCCTCAACCGGGTAATAGTCAGCATGCACACCATCACGACGGAACAAATAGCCCAAGACTTCGCGCGCGTGCGTGACGTTATCAATGACCGAAACAATTTCCACCCGGTCAGGGCGCATCCGCTCCAAGCGGTCCCCTGCGTCGCGGATGAATGCGTTACCACCCAATGAAACGTCTTGTTCCATGCGGGCCAGCAGGTCAGCGGTTTGACCCCCGGGCCATGGACGTTCCAGCTTGATCAGGTCAGGGTTGCCGAACAGTCGCTTATTGGTCAAATCACGAAACTTGAACGTGGCCTCGGTGAACAGATTCAGGCGGGCGTTCAGGCAAGCGAACACAACCGGGTTGCCACCGTAGCCGTCGCGTGCCCACGAAACAAAGTCCATCGTCGGGTACTCGTTACCCGTTGAAGGCCACGAATACGACACCGCGGTTTGGGTTTGGTCAGGCATCGACGCACGTTTCCGGAAGGTGTCAAAAAGTCTCATTCCACACCCTCACGAATTAAGGCAAAACTGCCAATAAGTAAACCGGCAACAATGAGTGAAGCCGGAATGGACAACAAAGCAACGCCACCAACAACAGCGACAAAACCAACAGCGAGCAACGCCAATGAAACAAGCACAAGCAAACCCCTTAAAGGAAATGGATCGTTGGCTCGGACACAGGCCGACGATTAAGCAACCACGCCGCGTTCGTCACAGCCACCAATGGCGACACATTCGACGTGGTGGATTTCTTATTCCACGCCCACGCATCACCCAACGGACGTTGACCCGCACCAGCCACAGCCAAGTTCAACAACGGGTCATCCAAGTGCCGCAGCTTCACATCAACCACAGCGTCAAAGAACTGCCCGCACGCTTGAGCGACATCGGCGGCATTGAGCAAAACAACATCAATGCCCGCGGCCTCAAGCCGGGGAATGATTGAACCCAGCGCAGACCTCGGGTCAATGGCAACCGGTGCCGAATACCTGCGACATCGATCAATTAAATAATCAGCGACCCAGCCAAGACCACGCTTAGCCTCAGCCAACTCCACATGAGTGATTTCACCAGTGCGGCCAGCCACAGCCACAAAGGCTTCAGACCGGTCGGGCGGGGCATCAACAGCGAAAACAAAACCATCAGGCAACACCGACTCAGGATCAGAACACCTAAGCCAGGCACCATCCTCAAACACAGAACGATCTCCAGCGCGGACGGGCCAAATACTCAGCCGCTCCTGGCGGAACAATTCCTCATCCATCGAGGACAGTTCCATTTCAACAAAGTCAGGGTCAAGGCGTGAACCCAAAGCGGGGTTTCCATCAGCCCATGCCTGCCGGTCAGACGACTCAGAGGCCGGATCTGCGGACCATTCCAAATAACAAAGGCGCGTATCTTCAGCTGCACGACCGCGGTCAGCGACCCTGCGCAAATGCTCAGCCTGACCACTGACAGTGCCCGCATAAATGATTTGCGGATTAGGTCGAGCGGACAACATTGGCAACACTGCGCCAACGTCCTCAGGATCAAGTTCCTGAGCCTCATCCAAAATTAGACAATCACCAGAGAAGCCACGGCCCGACGTTCTCGAGCGGGCAACAAAGTTTAAACGGTTCCCATTGGTTAACTCAATGCCTTCCTCACCATGTGAGGCACGCACCGATTTCACCAGCCTGCGCAAATGGTCGTACTCAGTCACCCATGCCTGCACGTGGCGGAAAGCCTCACGCGCGGTCTTGAACTGGTGTGCTGACCAGATTGTCAGTTCAGCATCAAAGAGAAACAACGAGGCCAACGCCCGGGCTTCCAGAATCCTTGACTTGCCGTTCTGACGACCAACGACCAGCCCACACTCGATAGCGGACCAGCGCCCATCGGCTCGCTCACCCAGTATGTCCACCAACGCGGATTCCTGCCAAGGATCAAGGATCAACCCAACGGAGGCAGCCAAGTCGCGGGCCTCAAACCCAGCACTTGACACACACTCAGGAACCAGTCGCACCCGTGGTTTGACCGCGCCTTGTACGGCGCCTGCTGGTGAGTTCATCAACAGGACTCGCCTTCTCAACTGGACGGGAATCAAGCTCCGTCAAAACGTCCCGCAGCTGCCGGGACAACGCAGCCACATCCCTAGGTGAAGCAGCAACCAACTGCTCAGCGAGCAAGTCACGAAGTGCAACCAATGACTCCCAGCGGTTGCCATCGCTCACAATTTTTTGAAGGTCAGACATCGGGCGCCCCTTTGGTTTTTTAATTTCAGAGAAAAAAAGCGAC